TATAAAAATAATTCGGTTAATGGAAATCCAAGTTTATCATAATATTCACTAACATCAAAATCTGTTTTGAAACTAAATCCATATACTTGTTCACCATAAACATTATTACTGAAACCAGCCTCATATATTTCAAATTCATTTGGTGTTGCAATTACTTCAAAATTTCGTCTTTTTTTTGTACCACTCATATTATTATATGTTGAACCTGAAGACGGTGCTACGAGATAAAAATCAAATGAATTAAGAAGATTTTTTGAATTAGTATCATAAGTGGGATTGAAGAAGTCTTCCAAACTATTATGACCCATTGCAACACCATTTAATAATGACATCCATTCAATCCTACCATATATCCTATAAACCTGATTTTCCTCTCTTTCGGCATCAAAGACCAAAGTACTATTTACTACATCATTTACTGTGAATTCTGTGATTTCGGAAGCATTTCTCGTTAATTCAACTTTAGTGTAATTGTCAATATTAACACTATCAACATTCTTCTGACTACCAAGTAATATATCTTGTTTACTATCCATATATCATAAATACCTGCAAAATTTTTTCTGTTTTTTGTAACATTTCTATTTTGTTTTCGTATAATGAGTATGTTTAACTTAAAAAAAATGAAATTATGAAAAAAGTAACAAATTTAGCAGTAATTATTCTTACAATTATTTTTATGAGTTGTAGTTGTGAGAAAGACGACCCGATTGTTCCTGATACTTTGGAAACTCAGTTTCCTGATTGGGTGAACCTTACTTGGGAAGCCACTGATGATAATTACAATGGTAACACCTATCCCAAACTCAGTATCAACATTGTTGGTAACGAGGTGACTGTAAGTTTAGTAAATGAAACCAGTACTTCTAACCTTACTTTCGAAGACATGACCATAACAGGTGATTATGTTGTTATTGGTGATGTGATGGATGGTACACCATATTTAAATGGTACGTTTATAAATGATGAAATAACGATTGTATTTGATGTGGGAAATACACCATATTATGATGACCACACTTACGTGCTCTTAATAAATTAAATTAATTATGAAAAAGAGAACCCCACGTGATTGCGTGGGGTTTTTTTATGTTACCAGACCTAATTCAAAAATATATTCAAATACGTTTGCAGCATCAAATCCTTTATAGAAATAATATTTGGAATCAACACCACCACTTGGAACACCATTCACTTTTCCACCACTATATGGACATGCAGCAGTCCAACCCGTAGGAATATTAGTACCGTTACGATAATTAGTATTTGCTAATCCAGTGAGTTCTGTGCTTGTAAATCCTTTCGATGGATGACTATTAATACTAATTATATCATCAAGGGGTACTTCAATAATATCAGTCCAATGCAAGTCAGAACGTGCAAATCCTTCTGTATTAACCATACCAGCAGCAAGAGGCATACTATTACCAAACAAAAAATATTTATTCCAATTAACTTCATCTTCCCATTGAGGATGAAAATAATCTGCCGTTAACACACCCTTCACACGGTCACTCCCGCCTTGAATATCAATCATTTTACCTAATTGTGGTAGATATATAGCAAAATTCATCCAGTTAGCACCAAAACGATTTGTTCCAGCAGTTCTATTACTTGGGAATTCTGCAAAATTATTAATTGTGCCCTGAATATCCTCAGTGAGAATAACACCAACATTATTTTTTGACCCTTTTTCTAAATAATTAACCCATTCACCTTGGTCGCTACTAAATTTTCTGAAAAACGGACCAGCTTGCATTGGGTCAAAATTTTGATAATCTTTATGAATATTATTAAATGTTATTCCATGAAATCTTGAGACACTATAAAATTTACCAGTCTCAAAAGTTGCATGTTGTTTTCTCCAAGCAACAGTTTTTGAATCATTCTGATAGGTAAAACCTTGTGCGCTTGCTGCGTGTTGTGGAAATTTTAATTTGATTCTATATGGTTCGATTTGTGTTTTCTCTCGTCTTAATTTACCACGACCACTCATTGATAATTCAGTTGATGTTATTTCGAGGGTGATAAACCCCCTGAATTTTGTAAAGACACCATTCAGATTATCCCAATTAGTAGAAACTTCGTCACCAAAATCATTTGTTAGTATTTTATCTCTATTACAATTAATGATGAAAACAAAATCACCATTTCGTTTAAATATTGAATAATTGCTGGGGTCAACTAAAATCATATCACTTCCATCATCAGCTACGTTTCCTGCATCAATATCAACATCACTAATTTCTGGTGGATATGTGTATACTTTTTCCGTTATTTCACCAATTCTTTTCGACCCCATTCCGATTGTATAATAATCATTAATACTTTCATCAACCTTATCATTTGGGTATACACGATAGTAATCCCTAATTTCTTCCGCATCATCCCAATCATAACCACGTAGTGCTTCTTGACTATCAGTAAATGCAGTACCAAAAAGAATAAAAGTATTCACAAGGGTCGCTCTAACCCTGAAATCTTGACGAGTAATTCCAATTTCGAAATTTTCGAAATCACCCCAGAATGGTCTGACATCAACAGTTATTTCTTGGGTTTCAACATTTGGTAAATCACCCAAATCATCGCTTGGTTTAATTCTGGTATTATTATCAGTAAATTGACTCTCAGGATAACCTAAATTTCTCACCATTGCTGCTGGATTCATACTATATTTTCCAATATCGGTTATATCGACACTAAGATGAACAACTTGTGTACCAACTGGCACACCAAAAATCATGTAGTCACCAGCAATATTTGTAAGAGCAGTATATTTATAATATTTTTTATAAACATCCAAAAATGGTAAGTTTCCAACAATTTCTTCTTTAATTGGAAAACTACCAAATGCCTGTTTGGGTTCGAGTTGATTTGTTTCAAGATTTTTTTGTGAGACTCGTGGTAATAAATTATACCTTTTACCATCATTGTTTTTATCTCTTGGAGTTTTATATGGATAAAAACTGTAAATGTTCTTGTCTTGTGCATCTTCATCACTAATTGGAATGAAAATACTAATTTTTGCATTTGGAACTCCAATACCACCGTTAGCAAGTACTCTTCCAACAAGAACACCATAATCTGCATTAAAATTTTGATACACATCGGCAGTGCCAAGGCTTAATGACATAAACTCAAGGGTTTCAACATCTTGTTCGAGTTTAACCCTTATATATTTGTCTTGATTATCGTTTCCCGTATCACCACTGCTTAAATAAATTCGTTGTGATTTATTCATAATTAAAATGTTTCCTATAAATACTAATACGAGAAAAACCCAACTTACTTGAAAAACTTTCATGTTTTTATAAAAATAAATTCAGGGGAATCGAGTCGAATTTCGGGCGAAAAAAACCGAATTTCAGAAAATCGAGAGAAATATGAATAGAAAACCAATGAATCCCGAATTACAGACAAGAATAACAGCATGATAATAATTGTCCCAAAACACCTTTTCGATATTTTTTTAGTATTTATTGAAAAGAATAAGCATTGCTTAATTAGAAAAATAATAAAAACTTAAATAAATAAATAACATGGCAGATTTTGTATTTACCTCTCCGGGTGTAAAATTTAAAGAACGTGACCTCACTTACGTAACACGTAATGTAGGTATAACAACTTTGGGATTAGCTGGTGAAACCTTAAAGGGTCCAGCTTTTGAACCAGTCTTCATTCAAGACCAAGGACAATTCTCAGAAAAGTTTGGTGCGCAAAGCACGAAAAGATTTCAGAATGCTGAAAAAACATTAAAATACCAATTACCATATGTTGCAAATGCATTCCTTGAAGAAGCACAGCAACTTTGGGTAACCAGAGTTCTTGGACTCAGTGGATATGAAGCAGGTACTGCTTGGAATATCATTATGCAAGCAGGTGTTGATGAAAGTACTGCCGTAACTGGTGTAAGTACACCATTCTCATCAGGATTTACCGATAATAGTTTTATGGGTGTGGGTATTAGTGGTATTGGTGTTACTGGCACATATGAAAGTGGTTGGGAATTGATTGGTGTTGGAGCATTTGAGAATACAATCATGGAATTTGAATGTACTGCATATACTGCAAGTACTACTACGGGTACTGTAACTGGTGAAACAACTGTACTTAGTGCGACAACATTAACAGAATATGATAATATGGTTCTTGCCGTAGTTAGAAGTAGAGGCGATTCAACCACACCAATTGATAGTGTTCCTATAACAACTTTCGTAACTGAGAATCTTGAAATAACTAATAATAACACAATTGATAGTGTGATAAGTCCCACTGGTGATGTTTTTGGTAACTTTGATTTAGTTGCTTCGGGTACATCAGGTACAACAAGTGAAACATATAAGGTATCATTGAATTCTAATGACAGTAGCTATTTACCAAATGTAATTGGTTACGAACCAAAAGATAAAAACACAATGGTTTGGGTTCAAGCGATTTATCCTGACCTCATTAAAAAACTTGATGAAGACGGAATTGCATATGGTATTAAATCTGTAATGGTTACAGGCACAACTGAAATATTTACTGATTACGAAACTGGTTTCAAAACACCAGAAACTCCTTGGGTTGTTTCTCAATTAAAAGGTAATGGTGTTGACAGACTTTTCAAATTTATTAGCATTTCAGATGGTGATGCAGCTAATCAGGAAATTAAAATTAGTATCGCAAATATTGACCCATATGCAGGTGAATTTGATGTGGTTATTCGTGCATTTTACGATACAGATGCAAATCCAATTGTTTTGGAAACATTTACAAAATGTACGATGATTAAAGGTGCTTCAAATTATATTGGGCAACGTATTGGTACAAGTGATGGCGAATATACTCTTTTAAGTAATTATATCATGATTGAGATTGCTGATGACGTACCTCTTGATGTGTTCCCAGCAGGTTTTGAAGGCTTCATGTTCAATAATTATGATAGTGCAATTACTGGTGATGGAACTGGTATTGCTCCTGAGATTTTCTACAAAACCAGTTATGCCAACACCGACAAAGTTAATAAAACATACTTAGGTATATCTGAACTTGGTTATACTGGTGACGGTATCAACCAGAACATGTTCAATTTTGATAATTGGTATAGTGGACAGCCAGCATCTGGTTTCACTAAATCAGATGGTTTCCATATGGATAGTGGCGCAAGCACAGTTTATGTTAATGGTACTTTGGAAACATTTAAAGTAGGTGCTGGTGATTTTAGTACATATCAAGAAGTTGAAGATGTGACTAATCCATATTACGACTCAAAGAAAAGAAAATTTACATTAGTTCCTGCTGGCGGTTTTGACGGATGGGATGTTTACAGAAGAGAACGTTCATATGGTGACATGTATATTCAGGGTGGAAGACAGAGTGGTCATCCGGGTCAGCCTTTGGTTGTTCCAACTAACGATTTCCAAGCATGGGAAATGGCTATTGATACTTTCAGTAATCCTGAAAATGTTACCATCAATATCTTCGCAACTCCTGCTATTAATTGGGCAGACCAAACAACATTGGTTCAAAACACAATCGATATGATTGAACAGCAAAGAACCGATACATTATATGTAATTGATGCTCCACAAGCAAGTATCGATAACGTACCGACAATCGGTGATAGTGGTAAGGCTGACGTTAATGCTGCAAACAATATTGTTGACTTACTTGATACATCAGAAATTGATAGTAGTTACAGTTGTACTTATTATCCTTGGATTCAAATACGTGATACTCAGAATAACGTTAACATTTACATCCCACCAACAGGTGAGGTTGTAAAAGCAATGGCGTTTACTGATAATATTTCGTTCCCTTGGTTTGCTCCTGCTGGTCTTAACCGTGGAGTTACTAATGCAAGAAAATCACAATTTAAACTTTCTCTGGAAGCACGTGATATTCTATATGATGGTAGGATTAACCCAATGGCAGACTTCGCAGATGCAGGTACTGCAATCTTTGGACAAAAGACACTTCAAGTTAAAGAAAGTGCTCTTGACAGAATCAATGTTCGTAGATTATTGCTTCAAATCAAGGTTCTTATTGCTAATATCGCAGTTAGACTTTTATTCGAGCAAAACGACCAACAAACTATTGACCAATTCTTGAATAAAGCAAACCCAATTCTTGATAGTATCAAGAGAGAAAGAGGTTTAACTGACTTCAGAATCAAAATGGACGATAGTAATAATACTACTGAAACTCGTGATAGAAACGAATTATATGGTGAAATCTTCTTGAAGCCAACACGTGCTCTTGAATTTATTGGTATTACATTTACAATTACACCATCTGGTGCAAGTTTCGATGACGCATAATAATAGATTTTAAAAATTGAGAAACCCGCTATTTTGGCGGGTTTTTCTTTTTCCAGTATTTATGAGAAATAACATTAGTTTTAATTAAAAATTCATGGGACGAAAGAAAAAAAGTGTTCTTAACCAAATTGTTGGAGAACCTATTATAAAGGAAGAACCTAAAGAAGAAGTGGTGGTTGAAGAAGTTTCAATTGATGAACAAGATGGTTCAAAATCGAAAGGTGAATCATTTTTCAAAAGAGAAGAAGAACCTAAAGAACAAGAAGAGATTAGTTTAAGGGAGCAAGAAGAGATTAGTTTAAAGGTTTCAGGAGAGAAACTTGCTGAAGTTCTTGAGGAAAAGAAACTGGAAGCAGTTATTGTTGAAGAAAAAGCTGAAGAACCTGTTGTTGAGGGAATAACTATAATCAAACCAAGTAAAGAACAACTTTCACGTCTTTCAAAGTCTGGGTTGAGATGGTATCAGAGAACAGGAATGCTACCTAAATAATATTTGTTGTTTTTATTCGGTGTAGTTTTCAAATCACCGAGTATTTATTATTAAACGTAAAAATAAGCAGAAAATTAATATTCAAATAAAATGGCAGCAGAAGAAACAATGATAAGAACGATGCCGTTCGAATACGAACCGAAACGGGTTAACCGATTCTTTGCCGTATTTGACGACTCATTAGGAATTCAAGTTTGGAAAGTTCAGAAGTTCAAAAGACCTTCAATGAAAATCAATAGTGTACCTATTCAGTACATGAACGAACAGAACTATGTTGCTGGTAGATATACTTGGGACGCAATGTCTGTGACATTCCTTGACCCGATTGGTCCGTCTACTTCACAGCAACTTATGGAATGGGTTCGTCTGCACGCAGAATCACTTACAGGACGTATGGGTTATGCAGCAGGTTATAAGAAAGACATTATACTTAAATCATTAGACCCAACAGGTGTTGAAGTCGAAAAATGGTTCTTGGAACAATGTATGATTACAAGTATTGACTTTGGAGATAACGACTATACAAACGATGAATTGACAAACATTACCTTGGAAATTCAACCTTGGAGATGTATTCTTAATTTATAAGAAATACAGAAAACTTTATAAAGCCACTCGTTTCGGGTGGCTTTTTTAGTTTTTAGAAACAATCATTCCTAAAACAATCATTTCAAAACCCATTTGACAAACTGGTTTTTTTGGATTAACCAGAATCAATTCATCGTTTTTAAATATTATTCTACTTTCCTTGTCTTTCATGCTGCTAATTCTTTAATTCTGTCATTCATTATCATTTTAGCGTAATATTCTCTGTTTTTAGTTTCGATAATTTTGTAGTTCTCATTATTATGACTAAACCATACCACATATGATTTTCCGAGTTTAATTCCAGTGTTTTTTTCAATAATTAATTTATACATTGCAAGTTGTAAGGAATATATTTCCAAATCACTGTCTTCTAATATCATTAATTTATCATGAAAGTGTCTGGATTTCATTTCCATGTCGAATTTCTTATTTGTTTTCCAGTCCCAGATTTGAAATTCACCTGTTTTAATATTGAAGAATAATATGTCGAGCATTCCACCAATTAATGATTCTTTATCATAAACAATCATTTCAGTTCGTACTGGAATTAATTTACCTCTAACATCATTATGGAAGTTATTGACATGTTTTTTTGTTATTTTATACTCAGGTAATATTGGGTCAAACCCAAATTCCTCAAGTATCCATTGTTCGGGATATGGAAAGACTTTGTTTAAGAATAAGTTTTCGGCATAGTCGTGAATTGCCGACCCCTTCATAGTACCTTTTTTATTTATGAATTGCCATGCACGTAAAACCTCTTTCTGTGTGAGACTATATTCTTCGGCTTTAACTTTCGACCAATAATCTTCTTGAAATTCTTCTTGATATCGATGTAAAATCGTGGTAACACTAATCAATTCCTGACCATTCACATAATATTTATGTGGTTCGTCATGATAGGTAACGTCATTGAATGTCGTGAATAATTTATTAGGTACATCAAAAGTCATTGCAGCAAATATACGAAAATTTTAGTTTGTTACAATGTTTTTCTGTAAAATTTGTTCGAATTGTAGTTCTTCGAGTTTCTTAATCACAGCAGTTTTATCGGCTGCTAATCCAGAATATCCATGTATGTGACCAATCAATGCTACTCTAATGACCTCTAAGGCTTCCACCAAGACATCTGCACGTGCCAATGGGTGTCCGTCTTCGAATATCCTCATTCTATCCTCTGCACTCACCCTTGCAGCCTTAAATCGAGGATTACCTTCATGGGTAATGAGTGCTAATTTATCGCTTTGGATAATTGTATTACTATAATAATTTCCTTCATCACCTTCAAGTGGTTCAAAAACCATATCAATTGTTGCAGGATTTTCTGTATTAAGTTTAAGCACGTTACCATTTTCATGTTTACCTGCTCTAAGATGTACTTCATTTAGTCTTAAAATAATATCAGTATTAACTTTACCAACAATAGCAACATCATCTTTTGTTGGATAAACATCATTTGCATCTGGATATGTGCTTGGTGCTTTTTCTGGTCTGGTTAATCCGAGATTCGTGGTCGAAAGTGCCGTGAACTTCGAATCAAATGCGATTTTCTGTGGTTGAGAGACTATACTTCCCATCCAAAACCTACTTCTTTCAGGAAATTTATTGTCTTCAATGAAAATTCTGACCATTTCTCCAACTTGTGGATAAATATGGAAAAACTTTGGTAGTAATGGATAAGACCAAGGCAATTCATTGTTTGCTGTTTTATTATCGAGTTCTGGAATTCTGACTCTGATTCTACCACCATCAGTTTCATCCGTAATACTCATAACTTCACCATAGAAAATCGTTCTGTTCCTAACAATGCTTGTATTTTCCCTTTTATTAGGATTACTTGTTTGTATGATTGGTTTATCAAATGCCATTATTTCACTAATTTTTCAACAATTTCTACATAATTTTTTTCGAGTTCTTCCATTAACTCGGCTTTTTTATTAATTCGTTTTTCGAGTTCTTCCATTTCATAGGTATTGGCAATAAGTTCATCTTTTAACTTATCATGTCTGGCTTTAATATCATTACCCATTTTTTGGAGTTCGATTTGTGTGTGTTTAGTCAGGTTTTCCATTATTGTGCCACCCCATAACCTTTTGTAAATGTTATTGTTGAACCGAATACCGAAACAGGACCTGTAGGTGAAATACCTGCTGCCGTGAGTGTTATCCCGGGTGGTACTGCCACTGAAATAATCATATCCTGTTGAATTGCTTTAACAATTTCTTCGATTCTAATTCTTTCCATTATTTCATCAGGATTAATCCCACCTGATGGCAATGCACCAACTGGAAGTCCTGCTTCTGATTTTCTTGCAATAATACGTGATGCAATTTTTGTTGGTGACAATCCTGCACGAAGAGGCACACCAATCAACATGAGTGGAGTGGGTACAGGTGGAGGACCGCCAATCGATGAGAGGTTTAATACTTTTGTAAATCCTCCAATAATTGCGTCAATATTACTGAAATCTATTGCCATTTAGTCTTCTTTTAACTTTTTAATACTTATCCATTTCCAACCGAAGAATAATCTTATACATATTCTTCTAAACCAATTAGGTTTTGATGAAACTGCAAGTTGTGTTCCTTCTTTGTCTCCGTCAATGAGGAAAACACCAAGGAATGGTCTGTTTAATTTTTGGTCTACTATCATAATTTTATGTTATTACGTCTTTAACTTTACTTAATGCACCAGTGAGACTAACAATAATATCACTGTACTGATTTATTTTTTCTTTGATAACCCTTGTTATAACAGGTTTCAACAATTTTATAAGATATGCAATTGCCAGCACAAATATGAATTCTGCAACTAATCTCATTATTTCTTTTGACATGCATTTAATACAGGTCTTGAAGTTTTCCATGTCTTCACTCGCATTACTAAGTAAAACAGTTCCATTATTCTGTAATGAACTCATCATACCGAACAACGTTCGTATTTGTGGTGCAGTCGTTACGGCTTCCAGCATCTTAACAGTAAATATGTTAATTATTCTCTGAAAAAACCCGTCTTTAATTGTTTCCTTATTTTCTTTTGTCTGGTCTTCAGTTGCCATTGTGCTTTCATCAATTGTTGCTCCAAGTTGGTTACCAATAAAAAATGGGTCGGTTGCTCCAGAGATGCTTGAAACCAAATTAGTGAAATCGTCAAACTCCAGAGACGCTGGCATTAATCCACAACCTAAATCATAACTAACAGCACCTTGAATCAATTCACGTGCTTTCGCAAGTAACTCATCGAATTTTTCTGGTGCTACCACAAAAGAATCATCATCATTGAGAACTTGTTGTAATTGTGTTTCAACCAGAAGTTCTTCATATGCTTGTTCTTCAGTTTTATTCTGATTTTTTACCAACGTACCATAAAAATTATCCATAACAGAACTCACAAGTTCTTTTTTATTAACAAGTTCAGTCCCATCAATATAGTTGGTAAAGAATGC